CTGCTGGTTGGCGCTGTCCACGCCGTTGTTGATGGCGATGAAGCGGATGTCCAGTCCGGGAAAAACCACATCGGTGTAATAGCCGACCTTCAGGTAGTCACGACCCAGACGGCTCATGTCCTTGACAATGATCGTGCCAACCTGCCCATCTTCCGCCAGGGACATCAGGCGCTGCCAGTCAGGGCGGTCGAAGTTGGTGCCGCTGTAGCCGTCGTCCACGAAATATTCGCAGTTGGAAAAACCGTTGTCGTCGGCATATTTACGCAGAATGGCCTTCTGATTCACGATGGAGTTGCTGTCGCCCTGCAGCTCGTCATCACGGGACAGGCGGCTGTACAGGGCAGTGATCTTCGCGGCAGTGGTTTGCATGGTATTCCTCCTTTTCTTTCGCGGTATGCCATATTCGCTCACTGCCGCGAAGAAGTCAAGTCATATTTGTTATGATGCCATCTTCATTTCGGTCACGGGTGTACTGCCTAAGATCAGGCGTTTCACCTTCTCACAAACCGTCTCCCTGGCAGATGCGTTGCAGGTGGATTCAATGATATACAGCGTATCGCCGATCTGACGTTTGGTCACGCGGACGGGCTTTTCTTGCATGCGGTGTCCTCCTTTTCTATGACGCGCAACCCCTTGACCGCCTGTCTGTCCAGCAGCCGTACCTGTGCATAGCCATCCATGCTGACCTCTACCGTGCCAGGGAAGGTAATGCACTCGTGCTCCTGCATGGGGTCAGTACCCTGCTGGAGCACCTCCACCTGGCTGAAATCGCCGTACAGAATAGCCACTTCGTTGCTGGAGCTGCCGCAGGGCATGTCGTTGGAGAATATGATGGGCTTGTTCAGAAGCTGGAAGCCATACGTATGATCGCTGCTCATCAGGTGATAGGGGCTGCTCCTGAATTTGTCCATCAGTCGGTTATGAGTCACCACGTTCATGTAGAATGCCGCATTTGCCTGATACTGGCGAGGGACACTCTGCCACAGGGCGATGATGGCTTCCTCCGTGATCTCTGATACAGATTGTGCCTCTACCTGCGCCAGCAAGCCTTTATCCTCATTACGGATCAACGCGCGATCCATATCATGCTTCATCGCATGTTGGGCCCACTCCTCTTTGTTGGCGGCATCCGGTGAATGGTACCGGCGGCTGGTGATTTTCATGCTGTCCTGATTCCTGGCAGCGTTTCTGACCTTGGCAAGCTCCCGGATGCTCTTGAATTGGTTCATATGTACCTCCTTGGTTGCCTGCCACCGCACCGCCAGAGGATTTGGAAGCACGGCGGCAGGCTGGTTGATTTGTATTATTTCATCTTCAGGGCAGCGATGGCGTTCTTGTCCAGAAGCTTCGCATCCACACGCTGGCTCATGATGTAGGCCACCTGACCCTGTTGGGCGTATACCTCGTTGAGTCTCTTCACCCGACGATGCTGACGGTCACCGATGGTGTAGAAGCTGAAGTTGCCGAAGAGGATGGACACCTTACCGCTTTCGATCATCGGCATGGCCGGGCTGGTGATAACCCTGTGCCCCAGGATGGTGAGCGGCTGTCCCTTTTTCAGGTTCTCGTTCCAAATATAGTTGCCGTTACCAGTCTGCAACTTGTACAGCTCGCGCAGGGTGCTGTCATGCATGAGGAGTACGGCACCATCCCGGTACTTGGGCGGGATCGCATGGATCAGCTCCAGCAGATCGTCGGTGCTGATCTTACCGGCTTCCTCCGTAACGACCTCGCGTTCAAGCTGGTAAATCAGGCCTAGGGGCTTCGCATTACCGTCGCCATAGAGGAAGGCCTGCTCCTCAGCTTGGGCAATGCGGTCGGCAAACTGGCTGATGATGAAGTCCTCCAGATCAAAGCCGCAGTCCTCCAACAGTTCATCCGACACGCGGATAGTGGTAGCCACCTTGTAAGCCTCGATCCTAATTTCGTCGAATTCTCCCTCAGTGACAGGAATGACGCCCTCCTCAGGTACCCAGTCTGCAGGACCAAGGCCCTTCGCCACAGGGAGCTTCAGTGTGCGTTCCGTCGGGATCACCGTGCCCAGGCGGCGCATGACGTTCTTCTCCGTCATGGCCTGCATAACGCGGTGCTCGAATGAATCCGGCACCAGGTAGCCGCCCTCGCTGTCGGAACCTTCGCGCAGGGTATTGGTCATGGTGCCGTGGTGGAGGAACTTGGTATAGGCACGAGCGTAGAGGGGATTGGCCAGCGCGGGGGTGTCCTTCGGGGGCAGTCTGCCATCCTTGACCTGTTCCAGCTGCAGGAGGGCGTCCTCCCAAGTGATTTCTTCATTCATATGCTTCATCTCGATTTTTTCCTTTCGTTAAGCTACCTTCAGACCCTTGACGGCATCCGGCACAGCCAGCTTGATGCCAACACGCTCGCTCAGCAGGAAGCCGATGTGGTCGTTGGCGATGAACAGCTGATCCAGCCGCTTGATGCTGCGCTTGCCGTTGTTGTTGATGTATACCTGCTTGAAGTCGCCGAACAGGATCGGGATGCTGCCGGGAGCGGCGTCAGGCATGGCGGCACAGCGGACGATGGGCATCCCGAAGAAGGTGCCGTCCGAACCGAACCACAGGCTGGGGCCCTGTGCAGCGCTCTGCTGGTACAGGCTCAGCAGCGTGGTGTTGTTCATGAGCAGGGTGCCGTTGCGGCGGTACTTCTCGGGCACGGAGAAGATCAGGTTCAGCACGTCCTGCAGAGAAACCGTACCGGCATTATCCGTCGTGCAGCCGACCTTTGCCTGCTGGATAAGGCCCAGAGGCTTGTCCACACCATCGCCGGCAAGGAAGGCTTCCTCCTCACTGACCGCCAGACGGTCTGCGAAGGTGGCTGCCAGGTACTCTTCGATGTCGATGGCGGAGTCCTTGAGCAGCTCGTTGGTCACGCGGATGATGGCTGCCAGCTTGTAGCTGTCCAGGTTGACACGGTCGAAGGTATCCTTCACCAGGGGGATGGGATGGCCCTCCGGTACCCAGGCAGCCTTGCCGTGACCGTTGACGATGGGCAGCGCACTCTCGCCGGTGGTTGTCACCTCAGTGCACAGGGGACGCAGGACGCTGATGGTATTCATGGCGTTGACCAGTTTGGCTTCCAGGTGCTGGGGCAGCAAGTAGCCAACGTCGGACTGAGCCTCGTTGAGAATCTCAGGGGTCTGGATGCCGCGGCGCAGGTACTGGTCGTAGGCGATGCGGGCATCAATGGTAGTGTTATTCATGTTCGTTTTCCTCCTTATTGCTGTAGCGTGCAACGATATCATCCAGAATGTCCTTAATCATGGCATGGTCATGAGGCAGGCGTACATGGCGTTCAACGATCCGCAGCGGTTCCTTGCACCATACATAGATGGCAAAGGTCTGCGTCTTCCGATGGCCGCCGGAGATCTCGATATCGTAAGCGCCCAGGTCACGGTAGACGACATTCTCGCCGTCGATGATGTTCTTGCAGTAGGGCTTGCCACCTAGGTAATTGAGCAGATCCTTCTGCCGGGGAGACAGGTTCTTGGGGGTGTAGAAAGTCATTGGGGTTCCTCCTTCAGTTTAGATAGTCAGGGTAAACAGGTTCGAGTGCGAGGAAATCATCGTCTGCGGCTTCGTACGAATGTCCTCGCATATAGGTTGCTGCCGCATCCGGGGTTAGCGTGTAGCTGCGGTAGACCATGCCTTCCTTGTGGCGTACAGTCAGTTCCTTCGGGGTGATGCACAGGTGCGCAGCCAATTCCTCCTTGAATTCGCGAGCCGTCTTGGCATATCCACGGTTGTTATCCCGGCACCAGCCCTGGTAGGCAGAATAGACATTCATGGCGGTGCACAGGCGGTATTTATCCTTGGATGTGAGCGGCTTCATACAGTCCTCGAAGAAGGTGATGACTGTGCTGTTTTCCTGTTGGTAGCGGGTGCGTGCTGCCTTGATGCTGCTGGGCTCAGTCAGTCGATACCCGTTGGCAATGACCGTCTTCAGTGCCATCACCATCCGGTAGACGATGCCCTCCTGCTCGACCAGGAGCTTGTCCAGCAGATGCTTATCCTGCTGATCAGACGGGATGACGTTGGTGCAG